TGCCGCCGTCGCACGGGTAGAAGGGCAGGTTGGCGCCGCCGGTCGCCCCGCGCCAGTAGCTCGATCGCGCGCTGTCGGCGTAGAGCTGCGCGCGGGCGGCGATCTGCGCCGGCGACAGCTCGCCGCCGCGAATGGCGGCGACAAAGCGATCGAAGAAGGGACGCTGGTGGTCGATCGCGCGCTGCAGGGTCGACCGCTCGGCCGCGCTGAGATTCTTGGCGTTCAGGGCGGCCGACCCCGCCCGCACGCGCAGCCGATCGGCGACGCCGGCGAGATAGGCGATCGTGTGCGCGTTGGCGATCGCCGTCCGCATGCTCGCCGTCCAGCGCGCGAGACTGATCTCGCGGCGGAGTAGCTCGCGCGTGAGGCGCGTCACGTCGCGCGCGGCCGCGGCGGTGAGGGTGTCGAGATCGGCGGCCACTTAGGCGCCTCCCGTCGGGTCCGTCGTCGGATCGGGTGTCGGCGCCGGGTCGGTCGCGCCCGCGCCGCCGAAGATCGCCACTGCCGTCGCCTGGCGCGCGGCCTTCTCGCGCGCGATGCGCTGCTCCTCGGCGTCGACGTCCTCGACGCCGAGCCGGCTCATCGCGGTCTCGCGGCTGATAAGATCGGCGTCGACCTGTTTCACGATCTCGCCCTGCTCGAGCGAAGACAGCGGCCCGGTGTCGAGCCGGCAGTCGGCGACCGCGCGGAGGCCCGCGTAGCGGCCGGCCTGGCCCGCAAAGAGCGACGCCGCGGCCAGCGCGGTCTCGATGAGCCAGCGGATGAGCCCGTCGATCTCAGCCTTGGTCGCTAGGAGGCTGGTTGCGAAATCGGCGCGCGCCTGCTTGCGGCTTTCGCCGGATGCCGTCGCGTCGCCGGAGATGAGCGCGTGCAGCTGCTGCACCTCTTGCAGGATGGCGCGGTAGGCGTCGTTGGCGGTGGCGGCAAACGTGTCGACCGGCACGGGGTCGCGGTAGGACACGCTCGGGTTGGTGTAGCCCGCAATGCTGCCGTCCGCCCCCTGGATCGGCGTGCCGACCAGGAAGTTGGTTCGGCCCGGGCCGACCTGGAACGCGCTGTCCGGGACAAAGCGCTTGCCGTTCGGCGCGGTCGCGTCGTCCACCCAGGATCCTGGCATCTGCGCGTTGAGGATGACGCGCTCTAAAAACCCGCCCTGCACGACGTTTCGGCCCTGCATGGTCTTGGCGAGATTGAGCTGAAGCTGCTGCTGGCGGACCTGGGGCGAGATCAGCGCGGCGCGCGCGACCTCGTGCGCGAGCAGCTGGCCGGCCAGCGGCAGCGCGGTCGCGGCCGACTCGGCCGCCGTCACGACGCGCAGCACGGTCTGGCCGGTGGCGGGGTCCAGATACGACAGCTCGGCGCACGGGCGGCCCGCGGCGTCCGCGTAGCCGTAGACGGTTGCGCGCTGCTGCGTGGCCGCATGCACGATCGTCACGGCCTGGCGCGCGGTGAGCGCCTCGACGTGGAGCTTGTCCAGGCTCTGCGCCAGGTCGCCGGCGGGCACGCGGCCCTGGGCGTCGAGCAGGCCCGGCGGGACAAACAGGCGAAGCGTGGCGCGCTGCCCGATCAGCAGCGCGGCGGCGACCTGCCGGATGCTTTTGAGGACCTGGCGGCGATCCCACCAGGCGACCAGCAGCGCCTCGGCCTCGTCGATCAGGGCCTGCTCGGCGCGCGTGGGCGTCTTGCCCGCGCGCAGCGGCCGCGCGACCGTCAACCCCCAGTCCGGCTCCCGGCCGACCACGCCGGCGACGTGGCGGTTGACCACCTCGCGCACGGCGTTTTGACTGACCAGCGCGCGCTTGATCTCGGCCAACACCGTCGCGGCACCGCTGTCGGTCGGCGCCGGCGCCGGGCCGACCCAGAAGCGCCCGTCGGCCCAGTGGTCGCCGTCGAACAGCCGCTGATTGTCGCCGACCTCGTCCGGCGCCAGCGGCGGCGCGACGAGCGCGATGCCGAGCGCGGGCAGGCTGCGGCCGGCGAGCAGGAGCGCGATCTGGTCGATTGTGAGTTGGTCGAAGGCGCTTGGCATATGCTACCAGGTGGCAAGACTGGCGGATGGCGGGGGCGGAAGCGGGACAGGACGGCGGGCGACCGCCAGGCCGATGGCGAGACTCATCACCCGATCGTCGTGGTAGCCGGCCGGGGCCGACGTGTCGCCGCTCTTGGTGATGCGGTAGATCGCCAGCTCGTCCAGCGTGGCCTGCGTCCGGATGGTGATGAGGCCGTCGCGCAGCGCCTGGGCGACCAGGTCAATCGCGAGCGGCTTACTCTGCGCGGTCGTCAGCCAGCCCGGCCGGCCGTCGGCGCCGATGAAGATTTTCGGCGTGCCGAGCTGTTTCAGCGCCAGCAGCACCGCGTGGCCGTGGTTGTTCCGCTCGACTGCGACCGTCGCGCCGTACGCGCGCGCCAGGCGATCCAGAAAGGTCGCGTAGGCGTCCGGCTCCCAGTGGCCGTGCAGGCTGGTCAGCTCCTCCCAGCTGTCGGCGTCGAGCAGCGTGGCGGCCGAGTAGTCGCCGTGCTCGAGGCCCTCGGCGACGTCGGCCGCCAGGACCGTGCGCTGGCCGGGTCGGGGCAGCGCGTAGACCGTCAGGCCCGGGATGGCTGAGAGCGGCGGCGGTAGCATTGCCAGGTGGCCGGTGACGTTCGCGGCCTGGCGCGCGATCCACGTGGGATCGAAGCGGGTGCGGCCGCTAACCAGAAACGCTTCTTGCGCACTGGCCGGGTACTCCTGCTTGACCATCGCCGGGTCGGTGTACTCGGCGAGCTGGGCGGCGTACCAGGCGGCATCTCTGCCGGGCCGCGACCACCAGGGCAGGAAGATCGCGGTAAAGGCGTTCTTGGCGGCTGACGCCTTGATCCACAGCTGATGGAACAGGTTCCCGATGCCGTTGGCGGTCGAGAGGATGATCAGCTGCCCGCCGGCGTCGATCGTGGGCTTGAGCGCGGTGTAGATCGCGTCGGCGAACGGCAAGAACGCGGCCTCGTCCAAAATGACCAGCGAGGCGGTGAAGCTGCGCCCGGCCGAGCTCGACGCCGGCAGGCTGCGGATGCGGCTCCCGTTGGCCCAGGCGAGCTCTTCGGTGTTGGCCTTGACCAATGCCGGCAGGGCCGATCGCATCCAGTCGGGCAGGCGCTCGTAGAGCACCTTGACCCGCCGGAGCAGCTCGTTGGCCTCATCCTGGCCTTTGGAAAAGAGCAGGACCGTCTTGCCGGGTTGAAAGACGCACAACCAGAGCGCGTACCAGCAGCAGAGCCAGGAGATCCCGAGCTGCCGGGCCTTGAGGATGATCACCAGCCGGGTGGTCATCAGCGCCCAGAGCACTCGCACCTGCGCGGGCCAGAGCGCAAAGGGCATCACGCCGCCGCCGTCCCCGTGGCCCTGCGCGTCGTCTATGACGCCGTAGGTGTCACAGGCGTAGGCGGCATCTCCGGCGCACTTGGCAAACTCAACTGCGCGATCATCTGCTGCCGCCATGCCGCCAGCTCCCGGGCTGCTGTGGTGAGGGCCTCGGCGGTCACGTCGAGCGCGCCGTCGGGATCGCCGTCGACCTCAAGGTGCTGCGTCGGCGTGCCGAGGATGCGGTTGACCAGGTACTCATTCGCCCGCCGATCGGGCGCCGCGATCTGGCGCGTGCGCCGGACGCAGACCAGCTGCTCGGGCGGCAGCTCGGGAAACGCCAGCTCCTTGACGTTGACCGATCGGCCGTCGTCCGTGATCACCTCTCGGGTGACCTGCACGAGCCCGGCTGGCTCAAAGACCTCGGTGATCTGCTCGTACCCGCCGTCGGCAAGCAATTCCAGCGCGGCGTAGCGATCGGCCAGGCGCTGAGCGACCAGGTCGTTGAACGCCTGGATCTCGGCCGCGTACTTCTCTGCGTTCCGCGGGCGCCCCGCACCCGGCCGCGCGCCGCCGTGTCCGTTGGCCATGCCAATCTCACCCGAAAATCAAGAAATCAAGCGCGCGGCTCGCCGGCCCGCAGCTTCGCGAGCTCCTGCTCGAGCGCCGCGATCTGCTCGACGAAGACCGCGATGCGGTGCGCCGGGCTGCGCAGCTCGGCCAGCCGCGCCTCGATCGCCTTGATGGCGGCGAGCGCCTTGGCGGCCGAGGCCTCGATCGCCTGCAGCTGCTCGGCGGGCGTTTTGAGGATGTCGCGGTGCAGCTCGACCGAGAGACTCGCCTCGGCCAGCGTGTCCTGCCAGGCGCGCAGCACGCGCTCGGCGGCCGCGATGGTGATATCAAGCGAGAGCATCACCCCTCCACTAGCTATTGGCGTCGGTCAGCGTAAAGGTGTTGATGGTAAAGCTCTGGCCGGCCGCAAACGACGTGTTGTCGACCTCCATGTCGCCGCCACCGCCGGTCGCGGTGACGGTGCCCTGGAGGTGACAGGTCGTACCACCCGAGTCGTAGATCCGAAAGTGCGCGGCCGTGCCGGTCGCGTCGGCCGACGAGTCCTGCCACGTCCCGCTCTTGGTCTTCGCGCCGGACGAGGCGGCGGCCATCCAGTCGGACGGCAGGGTCAGCGTGGCCAGCACGGTGCCGGTGTCGGCCGCCGCGCAGTTGGCGGGCGCCGCGCCGGTGCGGATTTTGAGGATCGGCGAGACGCCGATCGCGGTCTCGATCGCATCAAGCCGGGCGTTGCGCACGGTCACCGATAGCTGCAGGGCCATAGACTCTCCTTAGGCGGCGCTCCGCCGCGCAAGCACCTCGATCGCCCCCTGGACAACGCCCTCCAGGCCCGTGCCGATCCAGCTGTAGTACCACATGCCAGGGGCGTTGAGGACGGAGGCGGCCAGGGTCTTACTAAAGACACCGGCGCTGACGCGCGTGATCTGCGCTGCGCCGTAGGTGTAGCTCGTGACCGCGCCGGCCGGGCTTTTCAGCTCCAGCGTCAGCGTGCTGGGGTCGGACGGAAACGTCACGGTCAGATCGACCGCCCCGCCCAGATTGACCTGTACGTCACTTACGAACATCCCTGTGCCGTCCCACTGATAGCAATGGCCGCCGCGGCGACCTGGCTGGCGGCAATCGTCCGCGCGGCGCGGGCGCTGGCGGCGACGGTGGCGGCCGCGCTGCCGGTCGGGCAGGCCCGCTGCACATGCTCCGCCCCGCTCATACTGCTCAGGGTGGCCGCGCCCAGCGTCGTGGCGAGCGCGCCCGCGATCGCGAGCTTGCCGACCCCGCTCGACGTCAGCGCCCCCAGCGTAGCGGCCAGCTGGCCCGTCAGCGCCGGCGTGCCGCCGGCGGCGGCCACCGTCGCGGCCCCCAGCGTCCTGGCGAGCGTGCCCGCGATCGCAACCTGGCCCGCGCCACTCGACGTCAGCGCCCCGAGCGGCTTGTCCAGCGTTGCGGCCAGCGCGAGCTGACCCGCCCCACTGGCGGTGAGCGCCCCGAGGCTCTTGTCCAGCGTTGCGGCCAGCGCCGGCGCGCCGCCAGCGGCACTGAGCGTCGTGGCCCCCAGCGTCCTGGCGAGCGTGCCCGCCAGCGCGACTTGGCCCGCGCCACTCGACGTCAGCGCCCCGAGGCTCTTGTCCAGCGTGCCCGTCAGGGCCAGCTGGCCCGCGCTGCTCGCGGTCGCGGCGCCCAGCGACTTATCCAGCGTGCCGGTGATGGCGGTGCTGGCCGGCCGGATGGCCAGCAGCAGCACGGCGGCCCGGTCGGTGGCCGTAAACGTCGCGGTTTTCGAGACGGCCGCCGTGCTGGCGTAGGCCAGGTCGTACAGCGCGAGCGTGACGTACTGGGTCGCGCCCGACGACTGGTCGATCCGCTCGGTCATATCAGCGCTCGACCAGCTGTTGGCCGCGTTGCTGTCGACCATCCAGATGCCGACCAGCATCGTGTTGGCGACCGACGGCGTGATCGACGCCGACGTGTGGTTGGTGCCGTTCGCGGTGCTGGTGCCGGCCGCGACGTCGATCGGGGTCGACGTGTCGCCGCCGCTATAGGCGACGACCCCGCTCACCCCGGTGTAGGACGTCGATGGGGTAAACCCCCACGACGCGCCCTCGCCGCTGGCGACCTTGTAAAAGCACTGGAGCACCGCCGAGGTGCCGACGACGATCGAGCCGTCGGCGTTGATGCCCGTGCCCGCCATCGGCGACCAGCCCGCCGGCGCCGTGATACGCGGCGTGTCGGTGTCTTCGGAGAAAAACGCGACCAGCAGGTCGCCGTCGACCACGCCGGACGGCTTGGCGATGGTGATCGTCCCCGAGCCGGACGTATTTTGCGCGGTATGGCTGCGGTAGGCGATCGCCATAGAGCCTCAGGGCCTCAGCAGTGCTTGCGCCGGCCGAGCAGCGCATGCGCGCCGTGGTAGATCAGCGAAAGGATGGCCAGCCCGCACCACTCAGCCGCCCGGCGGCAGGCGGCCTTGGCGCGCGAGCAGATCCTGCGCGGCGGCACTCGCATAGTCGTCCATCGTCAGCACGGCCCGCCAGATGACCGGGCCGCAGATCGGGCAGTCGAGGACCCAGCGATCGCCGTCCGGCCACATGGCCAGCACCGGCCAGACCGCGCGGCAGCACGGGCAGCGCTCATGGCGCGTGCGGATCGCCGAGGCGTCCATCGTCCGCGCGCCCGCAGATTGGGCAGCCGAGCATGCCATCGGTGCGATTCCAGGGGCCATGCTGGCGGCAGCGGCCCTGCGCGACGGCGTCGAGGTCGTCGATGAGCACGTTGTGCGCGCGCTGGAGATCGTTGGCGCGTGCCTCCAGCGCGCTCACGCGCCGCCGCAGATCGCGCAGCTCGTCGCGCAGATCGGTCAGGTCGGTGGGTGGCGGGCAGTGCGGGCACGCGCCCGCGCTCAGGCCATGGATGTGGCACCAGGTCGCGGTCATACGGCCTCCAGATCGCCCATCGGCACAAAGCCCAGCCCATCGGCGCGCCAGGCCCAGCGCGCGTCGCGCCGGCCCCCGCGGGGGTTGGGCAGCGCCTCGCCGACGGTGATGGCGCCGAGCGCACACGGCGCGCCGGCCACCATGACGCCGGCGACCGGAAACGATCGGCCCGGGCCCTGGTGGACGCGGATCGGGGCGGGGCCTGCTACCCGGTAGCAGGGGGGCGCGCCGCCGAACTGCGCGCGACACGCGGCGAGGTCGAAGCCGGCCGGATCGGTCTTGCGCCCGCCGGGCGTGGCGACCATGCTGTGCAGCACAATCGCGTCGGGCGTCAGGCGATGCCGATCGGCGATGCCAGCAATCAGCCAGCGCAGCGCGTCCAGCTGGCGGGCCGGCCAGGGGTCGCGCCCGTCGTTGCGGTTCTCAAGCTCGACGCCGATGCTGTGCGCGTTGAGATCGGTGATATCGCCCCAGCGGCCGACGCCGGCGTGAAACGCGATCGCGTCCTCGCCGACCAGGCGCCAGGTCGGGCCCGCCTTCTCGATCAGGTAGTGCGTGCTGACGCGGCTGTCGGGGTTGGTCAGCCAGCCGAGCGCGGACGCCGCCGATCCGACCGTCGCGTGCAGGATGATCAAGCGCACGTCCTGACCGGGCTGGCGGGGTGCCTGGTTGGGCGACAAGCGATCGTGGATCATGCGCTGGCTCCCGGCTCGCCGGTCGCGTCGGCCAGCAGCTCGGCGGCCAGCGCCGCCGCGGCGACGGCCGCGCTCGGGTCGACGCCGACGACGGCGCCGTCGACCGAGGCGACCCACTCAGCAGTCTCGGGGTCAAACTCCAGGATGTAGAGCATCAGCGCACCAGTCCTATCCGCGCACGCTCGGCGGAGCGCGCGGCGACCGCATCGAGCAGGCGGGTCAGAGCGCGAGCGCCAGGACGAGCGCGACCACCGAGAGCATGAGCGCGGTGGCGACCGTCGGGACGAGCACCCACAGCATGAGTCGCACGTCGCGGCTGAGCTGCTCGATCTGACGCATC